AAGCGACCCAAACACTATCTAACCAACGCGTGGATTGGTTAACCACATAAAAGCAGTTAGAAAGTGATATACTACTTCAGGCATACACTGTAGAAACTTGCGACCCATGTAAAAATCCTATACCCAAGCAAGATGCGAACATCTTACAAGGGTTTAGTATATAAAACCATGAGTTACAAAGTAACACAAATGTAAGATGCGTAAGCATCTCGCCTAGGTATGGAACGAGCAATTCCATGCCCCCCTTCGGTCGCCGAAGAGTATTCTGTCTCGTTGTCTAGAGACTCTTACGATCTGAATTTGAAGTCTTCAGATAAGACTTTTATATATGAATTATGTAACAGTTTATGAATCTGACCCATCAATTCTTTAAGCTGCAGTAGGATCCATATAGTTGTAAACAATGGGAGCTCCAGTAAACAAACCTAACTGGAAATCTTCTGCCACTGAAACATATCGATCGATCCTATAATCTGCGCTAGCAGTATTCTCAGGAACATCCACGTGCAAATCGTGAGCATGTGGCAAAAAAGCTGCGTAACGATTGGTTTGTCGACCTGGTTCAAAACGTTGACCATAGGTATAGTACGGTGTTTCAAATTCAAGTACAGGTTGCACTAAGCATGCTGTTGCATGACTTCCTCCCAAACTATTCTTCTCAGTTTCCTGAATTTCTTTTCTCCTATCTCCTAATAGAGCATTGTCAATAGGATGTGTTGAAATGAAATTTGAGGAACCAATAAGATTATGTCGAGAAACGCCCATAGATACAGCACGTGCCGATGCACCCAGTTGATTCAATACGTACTTATGCCTCATTCCTCCACGCCTACATGCAAATGCAGGCGTTAGATAATTGATTAGCGTCATAGTACAGAAATTATAATCTGATGTTCCTGCAGTAGAATCTATACCTGCATCCTCACCACCAGGTTCCCATCCTCGGTAATATGGGAAATCTTGAAGATTATAACTTACCATACGCATCACATTCGAAGTACCTTCATCAGCAGGCCAATATGAATTGAAATACTGATAACGTCTCAACAGTTCACGAAATGACACAATCCGCTCTCCCTGATAAACCAAATACTGATTGTCTTCCTTAATACCTTCACCAGCTGCAAAGGTAGGAATTTCATCAGAACATGTGGGAGAATTAGAATTATCCATTGTGGTAGCCAAGGCATCAGGTGCTTCCTCAGATTGTTGTTGATGTACAGAAAGCAGAGCAAGATTTTTGGTAGTAGGAACGGCCACTGCGAAATCATCTCCAGCAGCAACCCATACCTGAATCTTAACATCTGCAGCAGTGGTTGACGGTGTAGCAAGTTCGTTCACAACATACACTGAAATCGAACCATTATCTATAGTACCACCAGCAACAACTGGATTAACATCATCATACATCGTGGCTGAAGGGATTGCACTGATTCCCATATTGTTTGCCCAAGCACGAATATCTGCCCATTTCACTTCATATTCAAAATCTCTATTCTCGGAAATGTCAATGATAGTAGAATAGGTTTGATTGAAGGGAATAGCACCAGCAGGACTAGTAACAGGATTGTAAACAATTCTGAGACGACCTCGATGATACTCTGAGCATACAACATTGAATCTGAACTTGATAGTCCCTTGCCAAGCATCGAATGGTGTGGCGCCAAATGCTAAAGCTGTGCTGTGAATTTCCGTAACCGGTGCGGCAACAACAGTATCACCGTACAGAGGGGCTACAACCATAGATGTAAGCATGGTGTCAGTCACCGCAGTTTCTGGCCAATCAAATGAACGCCAATATGACCATCTTTGACAGATAGAATTTATGGTTAGTTCATCCTCACCACCTAATCCCATCACACGGGTATCAATAGATAACTCATTTTTAGAATCCAGAGACAATTTCACTAGAGGTTCTGGGGCATCAGAATTTGACAGATTTCCCAAATATCGTGGAACAAAAGGTTTACAGTCATCCAAGATTTGTGGTCTTGAATATCCAAACAACTTTGCAATGTCACCAATGCGTGTGGATACCATGGAAGTAGCCTTGGCATATGGTGCTAATACAGGAATCATGGACAAAGCGTCAGCTGCTTTAGCAATAGCAGAAGCAGGTTTACTAATCAGACCATCCTTCTCAAATTCATCATTTCGAGAATAATTGTTGGCCTTCATAGGAGCTTTGGACTTGCCTTTATCGCCAGCTTGTTCATGGTAATACAAGGGAAAACCAAATTCATCCAATTCAGCATCTGTGATGTGACCCTGCTCACTATACCTACTCTTTTCGGAAAGAGAACTTAGCCCAGATGAAATAGTATCACACCGCTTGTCCTTAGTTAAGAATTGCGAATTCGGATGTAGAGATGGTTTTCTAACACACTTGTATTTTGGGAAACCATATTCATCCAAATCTGGTATCTCAACCTTGGATTGGGCCTGATTGGTAGTAGGAACCGACAATGTCAGATTTTCTGCCCAACAAAATAT